GGAATAGAAAAAATAATTGCAGATCAATTTGAAATTGATCCTAGATTTACAATGAAACAAAGAATAAAAGAAATGTTAGGTATGGGAGGAGATCAAGGTTCTGGTTTAATGGATGAGGCAAGTAATTTTGAAATATTAAATATGAAACTTAAATTATTAAGGGCTGCTGATAGTTTAGCCGAAATGGATAGAATACAAACATTAAATCCATATGAAATATTAGAAGAATTCACTGCAATGGAGAACAAAAAATAATGGCTATAGAAAAAGTAAACGAAGAGATTGATCTAGAGATAGCTCCAGATTCAGCACAAGAAATATCTACACCTATGATGGAAGGTGATGCGTTGATGTTGGGTGATGGTTCAGCAATCGTTAATCCTGTGGAAGATACATCACCACAAGGTGCATTCAATGCTAACCTAGCAGAACTAATACCAGATGATGAACTAGAGTCACTAGCTGGTGCGTTAGTAAGCGATTACGAATACGATAAAGATGCAAGAGCCGATTGGCTTAAAACATATACCGATGGCTTAGACCTATTAGGTTTTAAATATGAAGATAGATCTAAACCATTTGCTGGTGCAACAGGTGTTACACACCCATTACTAGCAGAAACAGTTACACAGTTTCAAGCGCAAGCTTATAAAGAGTTACTACCTCCCGAAGGCCCTATCCGTACACAAATAGTGGGTGAAATTAATCCGGATATTGAACAACAATCACAACGTGTAAAAGAGTTCATGAACTATCAGATTAGTTATGAAATGGAAGAGTATGATCAAGAACTTGATCAAATGCTTTTTCATTTACCATTAGCGGGTAGTGCCTTTAAAAAAGTTTATTATGAAAGTGTAAAAGGAAGAGCAGTTTCTAAATTTGTACCAGCAGAAGATGTGGTAATGCCATATGTTTCTACTGATATGGAATCTTGTGAACGCGTTACGCATGTTATTAAAACAATGGGTAATGAGTTACGTAAGAAACAAGTAAATGGAATGTATCGTGATATTGATGTAACAATGTCACAAGTTGATTCAAACGAAGCAGAAGAAAAGTATGATGAACTTGATGGTATCAAAGCTCCGCAAAATGCTGAGGACATAGTACTATTAGAGTTTCATTGCGATTTAGACATACCCGGTTTCGAAGATAAAGACTCGCAAACAGGAGAGACAACAGGTATAAAGCTACCGTATGTTGTTACTGTTGACGAAGGTTCTGGAAAAGTTTTATCTATATACAGAAACTACAGAGAAGACGATCCCCTTCGTAAAAAGATACAATATTTTGTTCACTATAAGTTTTTACCCGGCCTTGGCTTTTATGGTTTTGGTCTTATACACATGCTCGGCGGTCTTTCCCGAACAGCTACGTCAGCACTCCGTCAACTCATTGATGCAGGTACGTTGTCCAATCTCCCTGCCGGTTTTAAAGCAAGAGGGTTGCGCGTTCGAGACGATGATCAACCGCTCCAACCCGGAGAATTCAGGGATGTAGATGCACCGGGAGGCGCGATCCGCGAATCCTTGATGTTGATACCTTATAAAGAACCAAGTCAAACTCTTTTTGCAT